GCCCACGGCCCGAACCGGGTGAAGGGTATGAAGGCGGGTGGCCCGACCTCGGATAACCGGAAGATGTACGGACGCAACATGTCGCGGGTCATGAACCAGCGCAGCCCGACCCGTGGGAGGGGCTGATATGAAGGACTCGGGCAAGATCAAGAAGAACTCTGAGCCTACGGGTGAGAACGGCTACCCGGCGAAGGGCGTGAATGAGGGCATCACGCGCTCCACGATGCGTGGCGGTGGTGCTGCGACCAAGGGCAAGCAGTACACTTCGCAGATCAACCTCAGCCCCAAAGTGCGGTTCCGAAACGGCTGGTAAGCCATGAACTACACCCAACTCTCGGCAGCGATTCAGGACTACTGTGAGTCTACGGAGCAGGCCTTCGTAGCCAACATCCCGAATTTTGTGCAGGTTGCGGAAGAGCGGATCTACAACTCTGTCCAGATCCCTGCGCTTCGCAAGAACGTGACTGGCACGATGACGTCGGGTCAGCAGTATCTTTCGCTGCCGAGTGATTGGCTGTCCACGTTCTCGATGGCGGTCATCACGCCCGTCACCAACGAGTACGACTACCTGCTGAACAAGGACGTCAACTTCATCCGTGCTGCTTACCCGCCGCCGGGGACTCAGGGCAAGCCCAAGTACTACGCGATCTGGGATGACGGCAGCATGCTGCTTGGGCCTACGCCTGACGCGAACTACTCGGTGGAACTGCACTACTATTACTACCCGCAGTCGATCGTGACGGCAGGCACGACTTGGATCGGGGACAACTTCGAGCAGACGCTGTTGTACGGATCGCTGCGCGAAGCGTATACGTTCCTGAAGGGCGAGGCTGATATGATCAACAACTACGAAGCCAAGTATCAGGAAGGCATCGCGCAGTTGAAGCGCCTTGGTGACGGTCTCAACCGTCAGGATGCTTACCGTTCTGGCCAGACAAGGGTACCTGTTGCATGAACGGACTAGGCGAGATCGGAACGGTCAAGGTCTTCACCACGGTCGATCGGGGTTTCACTCCTGAAGAGATCGCGGAACGCGCCCTCGACAAGATCATTTACGTGGGTGAGCGGAGCCACCCTTTGCTTCTGGAGCAGGCCAAGGCCTTCCGGGAGCAGATTCGCACCGTATTGGTCCATTACCTTGCGGAAGCGCAGCAGAACGAGCGGATCACTCTCGCTGCCAAACTTCGCGCTGCCGGACACCACAACACCGCTGACATCCTCGGAGAACTCTGATGCCTATCACCCAAGCAATGGCGACCTCTTTCAAGGTCGATATCCTCAACGGTATCCACGCTTTCGGCACCACGGTCACCCGTGGTAGCACGGCGGCTGACACCTTCAAGATCGCCCTCTATACCTCGTCGGCCAACCTCGATGCGACGACCACGACGTACAGCACCACCAACGAGGTGGCTTCTGGTGGTGGCTACACCACGGGTGGCAACACGCTGACTACGGTGGCCCCGACCTCGTCGGGCACGACGGCGTTCCTCGACTTCAACGACACGACATGGTCCACCTCGACCATCACGGCAAACGGTGCGCTCATCTACAACAGCACTCAGTCGAACAAGGCTGTGGCTGTGTTGGCGTTTGGTGGTGACAAGTCGTCTTCGGGCGGCAACTTCACCATCCAGTTCCCGACTGCGGACGCGACGAACGCTATCATCCGGATTGCGTGATGCGCCAGCCAGCGATGGAATGGCGTCCGTCTCTTGGTTCGTGGCTGCTCCGTGTGGAGTCGCCCGTGCCGGAGTGGGCAGTCAAGCGGTGTGTTGAGTTCATGCTCAAGGTTCAGGCTGCTCGTCGTCTGGGACTCAACCCCGGCGATACGCGGGACGACCTCGATGCGAGCGTGAAGGCTCTCAATGAGGGCAAGGTACAGCAGTGGGCTGCTGGTCCGCAGATGGACGGCAGCGGTGACATCGAAATATTCCGAGCCACCAAAGGCACGAACAAGATCATCATAGGAGTCTGACAAATGGCTGCGACTTGGAGAGCAACTGGCGGCGCTATCGCCTACGCGTCGAGCAAAGATATGCTCAACGTGTTCAACGGCACCGGCTCAACGCGCATCATCCGCGTGTATCGGTGCTACTGGTTCAACAACGGCACGACGGCGGTGACGGGTGTGCTGACGACTGCGCAGGTGCGCCGCATCACTGCGGCGTCTGGCGGCACTGCGGTGACCCCGGTCAAGCATGACACCGACAGCAGCGCCCTCAATGCGAACACGACCTGCGGCACCAACCAGACCACGACCGGCTCGGATATCTTCCGGCGCTTCCTCTTCGTCAACGAGGAACCCATCGTCGGTGGTACCACTCAGGCGAACTGGCTCACGCTGGTCCCGTTCGCGGAGATCTGGAACGCCGGATACGGCGACACCAACGTGGAGCCTGTGACCTGCCGCGCTACGCAGGGCCTTCAGTTGTTCCATTCCGGTTCCTCTGCGGTCGGTACGGCTGACCTTGAAATCGAGTTCACCGACGCGGGAACCTGATTCATGCCTTCATTGCGCCACAAGACCTGCGGCCATGAGTGGGTGGTGGAGCAGGAGTTGGCAGACCGTGTTCAGCAAGATGTGAACGGCGGGGTCGGCGGGTACTCCCCGCCGATCACCTGTCCTTCTTGCAAGGTTCAAGGTCGATATGTCCGTTTCGAGGTCGTGATGGAGATTCCGCCCGATGCCTGAAACGTACTACCTGCGGATGAATGCGGTGGACGTGCGTCCGCTTGAGGACGCGCTGCTCGCCATCCAGAACACGGCAACGGACGCTAGAGCGTATTTCGAGGTGGTGTCGCTGCGCGTGTCGCCCGCTGCGCCGTCGTCTGGGTTCTCGTCAGGTGCGACTGCAACGGGCCGCTCTGGCCTGTTCGGCTTGTATCGCGTGAGCGCCGTGACGGGCGGCGATACGGTCACGCCGATCAGGATGGATACGGCAGACTCCGCGCTGCCTTCGCAGGTGACGGTGGTCAACAACCCGAACAGCGTGACCACGACGGCGCTGTTCCGACGCATCAACGACACGCCGAACTTTTCGACGCAGACGGCGACAGGCTTGGGCAGTCGCACCTATGGCGGTAGCATGGTCACGCATCAGAAGTCACACTACGCTGATGTCTGGCGCGGCGGTGAGAGCGTGGATGTCGAACCCATCATCCTGCGGGCAGGTGAAGGCATCGCGCTCGTTCAAGAAGCGTTTGGTCTTCCACACTCCATGATTGTCTCTGCGGTAGTCACGAACACCGCTACGAATGCGACCTATGTCTGTCGCTCCACGGATGTCGGAACAGACCGCACGGTTGGCGGCGCTCTGTACGCGATTATGAACGGAAGCGGCTCGGGCGTTACGCTCGCGGTCAAATTGATGTTCTTGCCGATGGATGGCGAGGCCACCCTTACTCCACCGCTGCGTCTCTGCCGGATGGATGGCCTTGCGCTTGACGGAGATACGGTTACGCCCATCAGCGCCGATACCTCCAAGACCGCCCCGAGTAGTCTCAAGGTGACGAGCGGTCCGGCACAGATTCGACTGCCGGGTGAGTGGCAGTCGGACTACTACACCACGCATGGAAACGATTTCGTCGGCGCAGGCGCAGGCGTTGCGGCATGGCTGAGATATAACCTCAACGCTGCCGTCTTCAATCGCAAGACCTACACGCCCGTCTTTCCAGATGTTGGCATCAGCAACGCCATCGGTTTTCAGTCCTCCACGATGAACGATTCCCTGATGTTCGAGGCTGATTCCGGCTCGGGCATCATCATCAAGCCCGGTCAGGGCTTGGCTCTGGTATCTGGGCGAACCTCTGCAACGGGTGAATTCCCGCTTCTTGGGGCGTCGTCCACCTTCCACAACTACGACATCGAGGCGACGATCCTCTACTACCCGCCCCCGGCTGGCGGTGGCAACACCTACTCTCGTTCTCGTGTCGTGAACAGGTAACCAATTATGCTGCTTCAAAGTACCGCTCGGGACCTGATGGTGTTTATGACCGACTCGTCTGACCATGTGACGGGCAAGACTGGTGCGACCCTGACCATCACGCTCTCCAAGAACGGAGCGGCGTTCGCCTCTATTACTCCGACTGTCACCGAGCGCGGTGATGGCTGGTACAGCCTTGCCCTGACTGCGACCCACACCAACACCATCGGTGACTTCGTCCTTCACGTCACTGCGAGCGGCGCGGACCCTACTGATCTTCGTGAGGAGGTTGTTGCGGCAGTGCCTGATGTCAACGTCTCCAAGATGAACACTGCGACCCTGTACGGTAGCGGCGCGTCTGGAGACCTCTGGCGCGGAACGCCGTGAGTTCTTTCTCGACGTCGGCGTTTTCGACGTCGGCGTTCTCAACTTCGGCATTCGACATACAGGCCGGGACGGTCACTGTCTCGGTCACCGGGGTATCGGCTACCGGGTCGCTTGGTAATGAGACTGTCCTTACGGACATGGTGTTTGCGGTCACCGGGGTCTCGGCTACCGGGTCGATCGGCACCGTCACCGTCCAGACGGGCACCACGTTCGCGGTCACCGGGGTCTCGGCTACCGGAGCGGTTGGCTCTGTAACCGTCCAGACAGGTACCACGTTCGCGGTCACCGGGGTCTCGGCCACCGGAGCGGTAGGCAACGAGACTGTCTTCACGGACATGGTCTTCTCCGTCACCGGGGTCTCGGCCACCGGAGCGGTTGGCACTGCGACTGTCGCGGCTGATACGGTCTTCTCGGTCACGGGCGTGGTCGGCACCTCCGCCCTTGGTACGGTCACGGTCATCTCTGCTGACGTCCTTGTGCTGGTCACGGGGGTCGCTGGTACAACCGGGCTTGGTACGGTCACAGTCACCTTCCCGGTCACGGTAGCGGTCTCGGGGGTCGCTGGTACAACCGGGCTTGGTACGGTCACGGTCGATATAGCCAACATCGTCCCGGTTACCGGGGTCTCGGCGGTTGGACAGGTCGGCACGGTTGGCGTGGTCTTTGATGCCGTCATCATCCCGATCGGGTTGCAGGCGACCGGGTACGTCGGTAAAGTAGACCTCTGGGACATCATCAATACGGCGCAAAACGCCAACTGGTCTGGGATCAACACATCTCAGACTGCAAACTGGACGGACATACCCACTACACAGAACCCGAACTGGACCGAGATCGCGGCGTGAGGACATAGCGGATGGCGAGTACATATTCACCGAACCTTGCGCTAGAACTCATCGGCAACGAAGACCAGCCGGGCGCGTGGGGCGACACCACCAACTACAACCTCGGTACTCTGATCGAGCAAGCGATCGCCGGGTACACCCAGCAGGCGGTCACGACGGGACTCACCACGACCCTGACGATGCCGAACGGCACTACGGCGGTCGCCCGTAACATGTTCATCGAGTTGACCGGGACGGGTGGGCTGAACACCAACCTCGTCGTACCGTCCAACCAGAAACTCTACTTCATCTACAACAACACTACGGGTGCCGTCACCGTCAAGGTCTCGGGGCAGACGGGCGTGACCGTCCCGGCTACCAAGAAGATGTTGCTGGTCTGCGACGGCACGGACATCGTCCCTGCGGTCAACCACTTTGTTTCGGTCACTTCAGACACCAGCAGCGTTGATACGCTGAACGTGACTGGGAACGCGACGGTTGCGGGCGATGCCACTATCGACGGTGATACGACGTTTTCCGCGCTTACCGCTAATCTGTTCCTTGCGCTCAACGGCAGCAAGCAGTTGTCTTCGGCTACGTTGGCTACTTCGCGTGGTGCTTCGTGGCAGACCACCCTTGGCGGGCAGATCACAGCCCCTGTCAGTGAGACCATCGAGATCGCCTCCAAGAGCCAGATCACCTCGATCGTCATCCTTACAGAAGCAGCGCAAGGTTCTTGTGTCATTGACTTGTGGAAAACAGCAAAGCCGACCATCCCCTCAGCAGGTAACAGCATTTGCGGAACCAACAAGCCGACTATCACGAACGGCACGACGCTTTTCAGTACTAACTTCACAGGCTGGACGACTACTACGTTCAACCCCGGTGACCTTGTGACTTTTCGGCTTCAGTCTGTGACGGCGTTTTCTAAAGTCACGATCTATATCGCTTTGCAGGATATTTTATGACTACTCGCGCTTGGTCGTTTCCGATTGAACAATCAAACGATACGACTTTTCGTGCATGGGTGACGGACTTTTCTACCAAGTTGGGAGAAGTCGGTTTAGCGCAAACTACCGATACGGGGCAAATTGATATTGCCACGGCGACCCGCCCTGCAGTTAACACTGCCGCTGGATACCAGATTTGGCGGTTTCCTAGTCAGTCAGTATTTTTGAAGATTGAATATGGAAGTGCGTCGGGAATAACTTTCCCCGGCGTTTGGCTTACCGTAGGAACTAACAGCAACGGTTCGGGTACGCTTACAGGCGTAGTATCAGCACGCAGAACTTGTTCTGGAAATAATGTAGGTAGTACGCTGTCTTTACCGGGAACTCTTCGCCCATCATATATGTGTTTTTCCGCAGCGGCGGGATTTTTTGGAGTCTCAGCCTACGTTGGTGGAGTTGGTGGTGAGGCCAATACGTTTGGATTTTTTGTTTGTCGTACGGTAGGCGTTAATGGCGTTCCAGACTCGCAGGGCATCGCTGTGTATTGGCGGGGTAGTGGCGTTGGCAATCGACCCCCTGTTCAGGCGCTTAACACTATTACTAACGTTGCAGGAACGGTAGATGTTGACGGAATGTTTTGTATTGTCCCTTACAACATTACCAATACTCTTGTCGGAAGCGACCAGCAAGCGTTTGTTCAGTGGACTGCGATGCCCCGCGTTTACCCTGTAATGCAGTTGGTCACGGTATCTTCGTCTGAGTTTCTTTTGACCACTACGTTTACTGCAACTGTCGTAGGAAGTACCCCGCAAAATTACATTACTCTAGATGGTGCAAATCACGGGGCAAGTAATATTACAAACCAAACTACTACTCCGGTGTATCGCATTGCGATGCTTTGGGAGTGATAAATGGCTGTTCTTGTGTTTCAACTTGCTACGCCCCCCGCTCAACCTCAAGCAGCGGGAGTTCCGGCTTCAGACGTTGGGTTAATTCCGATTAGTGGGGTTCCTGTAATTACTATTAACCCTAATTTTCGTCCCCCTGAGCAAACCCTTAGCAGCCCACTTTAAAAACCTACTATGGCTACAAAATCGTGGTTTTTTGCCCTAAGTAACACAAACGACGCTACTTTTCGTGCGTGGGGGGCGGATTTGTCTGCGGCGTTTGCCGAAGTTGGTTTGGTCAAAACCGCCGACACAGGGCAAATCAACTGGACTACTGTTTCGCGGCCCGCTACCAATACCGTTGCGGGGTACGAAATTTGGCGATATGCCGACTCGTCCGTGTTTTTGAAAATTGAGTATGGAAACGGGCAGAGCACTAACGATTCGTTTACGCTGCATATTACGGTAGGCCAAAACAGCAACGGGTCAGGAACACTAACGGGCGCTACTTCAACCCGCTCACTCACGGTTCTATCTAACTCAGGCATCAGCGCCGCAGGAACATCTAGGCAATCGTTTTTGGTCTACAAAGACGGGTTCCTAGGTTTTTTAGGCTATAGAAATGCGTTTGGCGGCAATATTCCGCTATGTTTTTTTGCCGTTTGCCGCACTACTGACGCTGCGGGGGCGCCCGATTCGCGCGGGATAACCGTATACACCACGCCAACCACGAATTTGCCCCGCGCTCAAGCGGTAAACTTTCAGACAGGCGTTGCGTTGTCACCGAACACTACCGGCGATTTTGTAGTGATTCCTATGGGCATTACATCATCTATTATTGGTATTGATACGCAATGCTTCCTTCATTGGACTGCATTGCCGTTGGTGCTACCCAACCCGTATGTAGCCACCGTAATCAGTTCCGAAGTGCCTTCGGGAAGCACGTTTTCTACGACGCTTGTCGGCACTACGCCGCGCACATATGTAGCGCTAGACCCTGTACCACATGGCAGCGCGCTCGGCTCTACATACAAACTCGCCATGTTGTGGGAGTGACCGATGGCTATGCTCGCCGCGTTCAACCTTGCTACCGCCCCTGCCCAACCGCAGTCGGCGGCAAGCCCAGTGCCAAACGGTATTAACCCCTCGACGTATACCTATTGGAGTATAGTGCTTTCACCGTCCTATTTGTTCCGTCCCTCTAATGAACCAGTTATTGGCTCGCCACTTTAAGGACCTACTATGCCCATCCCCGCAGCACTTGCCCCCATCTTGAAGCCGCTCCTTGCGAACGGTCTCAACCTCATTGCCAATGCTGTCCTCGTCAAGGGCAAGAAGGCCATCGAGGACAAGTTGGGAGTCGAACTCAAGCCCGACATGTCGGCTGACGACATCATCCGCCTCAAGACTGCCGAGATGGAGCATGAGGAGGAACTGCTGCGGCTTCGCATCGAAGAGAACAAACTCGACCTTGCCGAATTTGAACTTCGGCTCAAGGACACAGATTCAGCGCGGGAACGAGAGGTACAGATCTCCACCTCTGATAAAGCACCTTTGCTTAACAAGATCGTGACCCCCGTTCTCGCGCTGGCCCTTCTTGGCATGACCTTCTTCCTGTTCGGCGTGGTCATGTTCGACAACGCCCCGGTGGACCCGTCGCGTAAGGACATCTTGATCTACGTCCTCGGGGTGCTGTCCACGGTCGCCACGCAGGTCATCTCGTACTACTTCGGCTCCTCGGCGGGCAGCAAGGCCAAGGACGACATGCTGAAGGGGGTGCTGAAGTGAGCAACGTTCAGGAGCAGGCTGACTTCCTCCTCGACGCCTGCAAACTCATCCAGAAGGCCACCGAACTCGGCTTCGTGGTCACGGGCGGGGAACTGTTCCGTACCGCAGAACAGCAGCAGATCCATGTCCGGGCGGGTCGCAGCAAGACCATGAACTCGCTGCACCTGAGCCGCCGGGCCATCGACCTGAACTTCTTCAAGGACGGCAAGTTGTGCTATGATAAAGCCGTCCTCGCCCCACTTGGGAGGTACTGGGAGTCTTTGGACCCCCTGAACTCATGGGGCGGCAACGGGGTCAAGTTGGTGGACACCCCGCACTTCTCTCGCGGTATTGGCAGGCCTGAATGGCGGAGAGTGACGGATGCCCCTTCAAAAACTTGAGTTGCGGCCCGGTGTAAACCGGGAGGCTACAAGTTACGCCAACGAGGGCGGGTTCTACGCCTGCGACAAGGTCCGTTGGCGCTCGGGTTTTGCCGAGAAGATCGGTGGCTGGCAGGGGCAGAACTCGGGTGGCAGCACGTTCAAGGGCGTGTGTAGGAGCGTTTGGAATTGGGTCACGACGCTCGGCCAGAACTTGCTTGGCCTCGGGACCAACCAGAAGTTCTACATCGAGTTGGGTGGCGTCTACCACGACATCACGCCGCTGGGCAGCGTCCAGAACCTCGGCAACGACCCTTTCAGCACTACCAACGGAAGCAAGGTCGTGTCGGTCGCCGCAACCAGCCACGGCGTGACCCGTAACACGTTCGTGACTTTCTCAGGCGCAACGACTGTTGGTGGCTTGACCCTGAACGGTGAGTACGAAATCCAGACCGTCCCCAACTCCAACAACTTCACGATCTACGCTGCGACGGCTGCTACGTCCACGGCTACAGGCGGTGGGGCTTCGGTAGTGGCTACGTTCGACTTGAACGCGGACAACGCGCTCTACAGTTCTGGCGTGGGTTGGGGCGGACCTCCGTGGGGGGCTGGCGGCTGGGGGTCGGTCTCCGGAGTCGGCATCAACATGCGGCTCTGGTCGATGTTCAACTACGGTGACGATCTGGCTTTTGCCGAACGTGGTGGCGAGATCTACTACTGGACGCTCGACGTCGCTTCGTGGTCTCGCGGCGTGACCTTGGAGAGCAAGGCAAATGCCGCCGTCAAGTTCGCTACGACGGCCACTGCGGGCACCGGAGTCACGACGATCACCGTGCCGGACATCTCTGGCATCAATACCGGAGCGATC